GATTCGTAAGACTTTTTATGATGGTGGTATTGAAGAAATTATCTCCACCCGCCGTCTCGTTCATATCATTCGTGCTTATAGTATCTTTGCTGATAAGGCAAAGGCAATTCAAGTTTGTGTGAATCGCTTTGATGATGAAACAAAGCAAGCGTTCTTGGAACTGTATGATAAGGTTGATGCTGATTTTAAGATGCCTACTGTGGTGTCAAATGAAGTTCTTCCAGATCTTGACGAACCTGCTCCTTTCTGATATAATATGGGGAGGTAATGTTCCTCCCTCTTTGTCCTTTATTTTGAAATTTTATGTCTGAAATTCCTGAAAAAAACGATAGTATAACTTATATTGGATCTAATCTTCCTGGTGGAATGGGGGAAGATCATATTTCATTTAATACAAATAACTATTGGGAAGATGATGGTTTTAGTCTAACTGGAAATCCACATTCTTCTCCAGATGTTTTTAATTTTGGAGGACCTGTTGCTGCAGTAACATTTGGGAATAATCATAGCACGACTATTGGTTCACAATCATTCAATTTGAATGCGGTTACCTCACAAAAATTAACTCAAGAACATTTTTGGAAGTTTGGTGAAGGTGAAACTCTGAAGGCAGTGAATGATTATATTGTAAGTACGTATAATGCACATTATGCATCTGAAAAGTCCAAGGTTCAGGTGCTGGATATGATTGATGCGATTGGTGATGGTGTTCCTTTCTGTCGTGATAATCTCATCAAGTATTCTTCTCGTTTTGGTAAGAAGGATGGAATGTCCCGTCTTGACGCACTGAAGATTATCCATTATGGTGTTCTTCTATACCACTTTGCTGGTTTTAATGATGAAACTTCGAAATCAAATTATGAAACTTTCTGATAACTCTCTGACTATTCTCAAAAACTTCGCTGGAATTAACAATTCAATTCTGGTAAAGAAGGGAACTCGTCTTCGCACGATTTCTGTTGCGAAGAATATTCTTGCTGAAGCAGATATTACTGAAGAGTTTCCCCGTGATTTTGCTATCTATGATCTGAATCAGTTTCTGAATGGTCTGAGTCTTCACCAAGATCCTGATCTGGATTTTTCTGAGGATTCCTACATTACTATTCGTGAGGGTAAGCGTAGGGTTAAGTATTTCTATGCGGACCCTAATGTGATCATTTCTCCTCCAGATAAGGAAATTCAACTACCGTCTCAGGACGTTTGTTTTCAACTTGAGAGTGCTTCTTTAGAAAAATTGGTCAAGGCGGCAGCAGTTTATCAACTTCCTGACTTTTCTGCAGTTGGTGAAGCAGGGGTGATTCGTTTGGTGGTTCGTGATAAGAAGAATGATACTTCTAACGAATACTCTATTGTAGTTGGTGAAACGGATCAGGAGTTCACTTTCAACTTCAAAGTTGAAAACATTAAGATCATTCCTGGTTCCTACGACGTGGTTGTGTCACAAAAACTTCTGTCACAGTTCACGAATTCTAAGCACAATCTACAGTATTATATTGCTCTGGAACCTGATTCAACTTTCAATTGATGATTTTTTTACATTATTTGAGTCCTACAGGACAACAACTAATTCAAGATTTGATTTCTGCAAAGTTTCATATTCATGAAAATGTTGAGTTTTGTAGGAAATCAAATCTCTTTGGTTATGTAGATTTCCCCAAAAAATTTGTGATCTGCACGAATAACATCAAAAAAAGTGGATTTGATCCTAATTATTATGTTGAAGAAACTGTTTATCACGAAGCAACTCATGCTGCCCAAATATGCAAGAGTAATCAAAACTTAGGTCTTTCTGCAAAGAATATGCCTTTACCTTCGAATAAAATCCAAGATATTAAAAACGCCCTTAAAGCAAGTGGTGGTCGAGGATCTAGGATGAAAGAGCACGAAGCATTTTGGTTAGAGGATAAACCACAGCAAGTTCGTTATTATGTGAAAAAGTTCTGTTTTTAATTATGAACATCTTTGTAACTGACGTGTCTCCCAGTAAGTCTGCTCAAGTACTTCCTGATAAGCACGTCGTGAAAATGCCCCTAGAGACCTGTCAGATGGTCTCTATCATCTATTCTAAGTGGTATTGTGATTGGGGCACAATTAATAAAGCAGACGGCACTCCTTACAATACAGTAAAGGGTGCCTTTCGTAATCATCCCTGCACCAAATGGGCTGCAGATAATCACTACAATCTTGCCTGGTTGATTACACACGGAATACATTTATGCTTTGAGTACGAACATCGGTATCAGAAACGGCACTCTTGTTTGAGTACTCTGGAAGAAGCAATGGTAATCTTTCATAACAATGCTAAGATTTCCATTTCTGAGCATACTAATGTAAAAGAATTCACTCGGGCAATGCCTGATGAATATAAACTTGATGATAGTATTGATACACCAACAGCATACAAAATGTATGTTGCATCTAAACCCTGGGTGTGCGATAATTATCTTCGCCGTCCAGAACGGAAACCTGATTGGATTTGATTATGAAACTTTTTGGAATATGTTTTCAGTTATGGAAAGACCTTATAAAATTTGATGGTCACGATGAAGAATGGGACTTTGAAGATTATCAAAATATTTTTTGGGACTATTTGAATTATTCTCATATTAGGAAAGACTGGAGTATTATGAGTGAGTGGAAATGAGCAGTAACTTTATTTGGGTGGAAAAGTATCGCCCAAAGACTATTGAAGATTGTATTCTCCCAGAGAATATTAAGAAGACCTTTAGTGATTTTCTAAATAAAGGCGAAATACCAAATATGCTTCTTTGTGGTCCTCCTGGTGTGGGTAAGACTACAGTAGCAAAGGCACTATGTAATGAATTGGGAGTGGATTTTTATGTTATCAATGGATCCGACGAAGGTAGATTCCTTGATACTGTCAGAAACAATGCGAAGAACTTTGCTTCGACCGTCTCACTTTCGTCAGATGCTAAGCACAAAGTCGTTATCATTGATGAAGCAGATAACACAGGGAACGACGTACAACTCCTCCTACGGGCGTTTATTGAGGAGTTTGCTGGTAACTGCAGATTCATCTTTACCTGCAACTACAAAAACAAAATAATCGAACCTCTCCACTCCCGATGTGCTGTGGTCGAGTTCGGTATTAAGGGAAAAGAAAAAACTCAGTTGGCGGGATCTTTCTTCAAGCGTTTACAGGACATCCTGGATGCGGAAGGTGTGCGATATGATCCTAAGGTCCTTGCCGAACTGATTAACAAGCACTTCCCCGATTGGCGTAGAGTTCTCAATGAATGTCAGAGGTATTCTGTTGGCGGTGAGATTGATAGTGGTATTCTTGCATCCTTCTCTGATGTTGCCGTAAATGATCTCATTACTCACCTCAAAGATAAGAACTTTTCTGAAGTCCGAAAGTGGGTTGTTGCCAACTTGGACAACGATTCTTCTATCATTCTTCGCAGGATTTATGATGCCTGTTATACTCATCTTTCACCCCAAACTATACCTGCTGCTGTTCTTGTTATTGCTAAGTATCAATATCAGATTGCATTTGTTGCTGACCAAGAAATTAACCTCTTAGCAGCATTAACTGAAATAATGGTTGAGTGTGAGTTCCAGTGAGTTATAAGAAACTGAGAGATGAACCAGTAAAAACTACTCCCGAAAATGTAAAGGAGGCAAATGAAGCACTCTTTTATTCTAAAATGAATCTTCCGCAAGCAGCAAAGCATTGCGGAATGACTAATAAAGAAATGAAATTAACTTTTTGGGAATATTTGAAGTATCACAAACCTAATTATGATCAATCCTGAATTATTTGATTTTCCTTCCATCTTTGGGGTTGTTAAATCTACTGATGGTTTAAAACGACAACAAACACGCCCATTGCGAGCAGAAGTTCAGGAAATTGCAATTGCCAAGTATAGTGGAGGTCAATTGCAATATGTTGGAGACAAAGAAAATGGTAGAGATTTTTATGGTATTGTAGATACTCTTTATTATGAATCCAAAGGCATGGATGGATTATTTCAAAAAACAGTCCCATACACTAAAGAAATTACATTGAAAAATTTTCAGGGTAATAATTTAGGTCTTCCTAAAAAAACTTTTGATTATATGCTTCTTTGGGATACTACAAATTATACCGTTGGTATTTGTAGTTGGGATGCATGTATGAAGCATACTGTTGTTAAAGATGCAACAGTTGCATTTCGTGTTGATTATAGTGACATTACCTTCTTGGCAAAAAATGTTACTCCAATAGAGAAGCAAGATTTTTCTATTAAACTTTATGAATTAATTGAGCAATTGGTATGAGTATGAAATCTCTTAAAACTCCGTTACGCTACCCTGGTGGCAAGTCCCGTGCCTGCATCAAGATGGATCAATACTTTCCAGATCTACGAGACTATGATGAGTTCCGAGAACCATTTCTTGGTGGAGGAAGTGTTGCAATTCATATCACAAAGAAGTATCCAAACTTGGGTATTTGGGTGAATGACCTTTATGAACCGCTGGTAAACTTCTGGCAACAACTCCAGATATTTGGTGTGGATCTTAAAGATAGACTTACTGATCTTAAATCAGCAAATAATACTCCAGAACTGGCAAAAGATCTTTTCTTGAAATCAAAGGAATTGGTTAATAACCTAGAGGCATCTAGTCTTGATCGTGCCGTAGCATTTTACATTGTAAATAAGTGTTCTTTTAGTGGTCTTACTGAGAGTTCTTCATTTTCGGCGCAGGCAAGTAATTCTAACTTCTCTTTGCGTTGTATCGAAAAACTTCCTGCGTATTCTGAGATTATTGCCAAATGGCGGATCACTAATTACTCCTACGATTATCTAATGGACGGAAATAAAGGTGCTTTTATGTATCTTGATCCTCCTTATGATATTAAGGATAATCTTTATGGGAATAAAGGATCAATGCATAAGGGATTTGATCACGATAAGTTTGCTGTTGATTGTGATAATAATAATATGAATCAGTTGGTGAGTTATAATTCTGATCAACTTGTGAAGGATAGATTTAAGGACTGGAATGCTGCTGAGTTTGATCTAACTTATACAATGCGTTCAGTTGGTGAATATATGCGTGATCAAAAACAACGTAAAGAACTCTTACTTTTTAATTATGGAATTGAAGGACTGGTTAAACTCGATCAATCAGACGAAGAAGCATCTGATTGATGAAGATCCTTCTCTTGAGAAGGACTATGCCCCATATATTATCAATCGCTGTCTCTCTGGGCATATTGATTGTCTGATGTTTGCAAATGAAATGAATAAGTATCATTTCCTCCCTAAAAAGATGCAGTATGACTTTTTTATAAATATTCTGAGGACTAAGAAGAGATTCTCTCCTTGGCTCCGTAAAGATACAATCAAAGATCTTGATTATGTTAAACGTTACTATGGTTATAGTAATGAAAAGGCAAAACAGGCTTTGAGGATTCTTACTAAAGA